TCTGACAGATCGACGCTGCCCCACCCATCCCACTTGATCCGGCCTGCACCGAGGTTGAGACAGACGCCAGAACATTCCTCCATGCACTTGCCTGTGTTGCTGGCGAGTACTTTTCGCTACAGAGCAGCCATCCCCGCTGAATCCCTTGGCGCAAGGATCAAGTGGGATGGGTGGGTCAGCGTCGATCTGTCAGACAAGGCCGACGTAAAGGCCGATCTCGGAAAACTTCCATTCCCCGACAACTACGCTGACAACATCGCAGCAATCCATGTAATCGAGCACTTCCACGCATGGGAGGCCCCAGAGATGCTGGCAGAGTGGATGCGCGTTCTAAAGCCTGGTGGGAAGTTGATCCTTGAGCTTCCGTGCATGGACAAGGTTTTGCACCACATCCATGCTTGCATGAAGCATGGGGCGCAACTCTCCCCCTCAATGGGGTGGTTTGTCTTCTGGGGTGATCCGAAGTACCGCGACCCTCTCATGGTGCATAAGTGGGGGTACACCGTCGATTCCATGCGGAAGACTTTGGAGTCTGTGGGCCTGACAGAGATCGAGCACAGCGAGCCACGCTATCACTTCCCCATGCGGGATATGCGATTCACATGCAAGAAGTAATCCCAGTTTTCGTTGGGTATGACGTGCGGGAGAGCGTGGCCTATCACACGTTCTGCCAGTCGGTGCTGTCCAACTCAAGCCAGCCGGTGTCGTTCTGCCCGCTGGCCCTCAATACCCTGGATGGGTACAAAGAGAGCCATACGGACGGCTCGAACGCCTTCATTTACTCAAGATTCCTAGTCCCCCAACTAACGGGCTTCAAGGGCTGGGCGATCTTTGCTGACGGGGATATGGTTTGCGAAGCTGATATTGCTCAGCTGTGGGCAATGAGAAACTACCGCTATGCAGCCATGGTGGTAAAGCACGACTACAAGACGCAGCACCCGGTGAAGTATCTCGGGGCAAAGAACGACGACTACCCAAGAAAGAACTGGTCTAGCCTCATTCTTTGGAACTGCGGCCATCTGTCAAACCGGGTATTGACAGCTGATTATGTCGCCCGGTCTGAAGGTAAACACCTCCACAGGTTTGAGTTCATCCCAGAAGATCAATTGGGGGAACTGCCGAAAGAATGGAACTGGCTCGTGATGGAGTATCCGGAATCGCCGGCAAAGCTTTATCATTACACCATCGGAACCCCCTGCTTCCCAGAATACAAAGATTGCCAGAACTCCGACCTATGGCATCACCATCATTCGATGGTTAACGCGGTCGAAACTTCAACCACTTGAAGGTAAATGAATGAGCACACTAGCCAGCGATCTGAACAACCCTGAATTCCAAGGCGCCAGCGATCCTGACGCACGTCTGTTTGTCCGCTTCTACGTGGAACCGATTGAGAACAAGTTCAAGTCGGGACTGGAGAACCGCCCGATTTATGAAGACGTGCAGATGATTGAGATTCGCATTCCCGGTGACCCTTTGAACATCATCAAGACCGCTGTACGTGAAGACCACAAGCAACGCTTCCCAAAGCATTGGGCCTACTTCGAGCAGACCCAAGGCAAGGAGAATCTGGAAGTAGGAACTCCGCTGGCTCAGTGGCCGGCCCTCCAGCCGTCCAACGTCGAGATGCTCCGGGCCATGAAGTTCTCGACCGTCGAACAGATCGCCTCTGCTTCGGATGAGCAGATCACCCGTCTAGGAATGGGTGGTGGTATGGCTCCGTTTGTCCTCCGCGACAAGGCCCAGCGCTACCTGGCAGTGGCAAAAGATACCTCCAGCGTTGACCGTGCAGCCGAAGAACTCGCCCGCTTCAAAGCCGAAGCTGCAGAGAAAGAAGCCCGCCAGGCTGAAGAAATGCGCCTGATGCGCGAGCAAATGGCACAGATGGCCGAGATGATGAAGGCTCAACCCGTTGTTGAACGCAAGAAGCCCGGCCGTAAACCCAAGGTACAGGAAGAAGCTACGCCATGAGTTCCAATCTGCTGAGTCTCGTCCAGACCATTACGAGTGAACTAGGGCTTCCAAGCCCTAACGTAGTCATCTCGAACCCTGACACGCAGATTCAGCAGATTTACTCCTTCCTCAATCGTCTTGGTCGTGACCTTACCCGGGATTACGACTGGGAGGCACTGGAAACACAACACGTGTTCCAGACCCAGGCATTCGACACCACTGGTGTGTGGACTCAGGACAGCGCGGTAGTTACCGGGATTCCCGACACATCCAGCCTCTCGACCGATTGGAATCTGTCGTCGGATGGGTTTCAATCCTTCTCTCAGATCATCAGCGTTGACAGCGCAACACAAGTCACCCTGAACCAGCCTGCTGAAGAGTCAGGCTCGGGAACGATTGTTGCCAGCAAAGCCCGCTACACGCTCCCAAGCGACTGGAAGAACGAAGTAGCCCAGACCGAGTGGGATCGTACTCAACACTGGCCCCTAGGCGGCCCGGTGACGGCTCAACAAGCTGCTTTCCTCAAAGGCGGGATTGTCTCCAGTGGCCCATGGATGCGCTTCCGCATCACGGGTTCACGGTTTGAGTTGATCCCCAACCCTCCCGACGAATCAACCCTGAGCCTTGAGTACATCTCGAACGCCTGGGTGATCCCTGTCTCTGGTGCGAACAAGGCCAGCATGACGGTGGACACCGACACGTGTATCTATGACGACTCCTTGATGATCCTCGGCACAAAAATGCTTTGGCGTCAGGAGAAGGGGTTTGAGTCGTCTATCGTGGAGCGGGACTACAGGAACCTTCTGGAGAAGACATCGGGCCAGAACAAGAGCGCCCCAAAGCTCTCCATGGGGCCGCGCCCGGGCACTGTTCTGCTGGGGCCCTGGAACATTCTGGACGGCAACTGGCCGAGCTAATCCATGCAGCGCAGACCAGTAAACAAGCGTCAAGTTTCACGCACAGCCTCTATTCCGGCGCCTACGGGTGGGTGGAATAACAGGGATGTCATCTCGAACATGCCGCCCACTGATGCGGTGCAGCTGGACAACTTCTTCCCCAAAGCCACGGTTATCGCCCTGAGAGAGGGCTACACCGAGCACGTGACCGACATCACCGGAACCCCGGAAACCCTCGTCACGTACAACAGCACCACCACAAGTGAGATGTTCGCGGCCACGAGCGATTCGATCTATGACGTAACCGCAGCGGGAGCCGTAGGCGCGGCGGTAGTCACTGGTCTTACAAACGGTCGGTGGCAGCACACAAACATCACCACGGCTGGCGGGGACTTCATGTACATGGTGAATGGAGCGGATGACGCCCTTCTCTATGACGGGACGACTTGGACGGCTGTTGACGGTGTCTCGACTCCCGCAATCACCGGGGTGACGACCTCAAACCTCATCCATGTGAACCTGTGGAAGAACCGCATCTTCTTCATTGAGAAAGAGTCTCTCAAGGTTTGGTACTTGCCCACCTCTTCTATTGGGGGTGCTGCTTCAGCCATCAACTTCACCTCCCTGTTCACCGAGGGTGGTTATTTGATGGCGATGGGGACTTGGACGATTGACGCAGGTTATGGTATGGACGATCACGCGGTGTTCATCACCTCCCGTGGTCAGGTGGCTGTGTATCGCGGAACCGATCCCTCTTCAGCCTCTACCTTCGCCCTGGTAGGCCTGTACACCATCGGCTCACCTGTGGGGCGGAGGTGCTTCGCCAACTACGGGTCAGACCTCATCATCATCTGCCAGGACGGCCTCCAACCCCTGTCAAAAGCCCTGATGTCGTCTCGGGTCAACACCGCCACGAGTCTGACGGACAAGATTCAGCAGGCCATGAGCGAGTCAGTGACTATCGGAGGTTCTTTGTTCGGGTGGGAAGTTAATGTCTTCCCCAAGAACAATATGGTGATTCTCAACGTCCCATATAACACCTCGACCACCTATCAGTATGTGATGAATACCATCACAGGGGCTTGGTGTAGGTTTATCGGGTGGAATGCGACAACGTGGACTCTCTTCGGCGAGGATATGTACTTTGCTATTGAAGGGACAGTATGCAAGGCATTCTCAGGAACCAGCGATAACGGCCTGTCTATCGCAGGGGATGCAACGCAGGCGTTCTCATATTTTGGTCGAAACACCTCTCAGAAGCGGTTTCTCCTTGCCCGACCGATCTTGTATGCAGACAGCCCATCGGTCGGGATTTCTTTGGGTGTCGCGTTGGATTTCGCCC